AGCAAATGTCCCTGCTAGATTTACCTCAATCTCATCACTATCTTGCCAATTAATACTACCATCTTTCTTAGTATGATTCATTGCTTCTTGAATCTTATCTATCATATCTTGAGTTAACTTCATTGATTCATCTTTGTTTGTACTGCTTCTTTTATTGAATTGTAATCACTAGAATTGCTGCCAGCATCATCAACGTGCATAACCTCATCATACCCCGACTTCTCAATGATCTTTTCACGGATCTCCATTTGTTTTTTCTCTTTCTGTATACGTCTGAGGAAAGCATAGTGTATGATTTGAGTGAAGTAAGCAAAAGGATTCGTAGATTTCTCTGGATTGAAGTTATGTATATACTGAACGCAGTTCTCGATGCCATCGGATATCATGTCCTCCCTAAACATATAGTTTACGAAGTTTGGTTTGTATGACAAGTGAGTCGCGATTTTTACGAAACACTCACCAAGATAGTTTGTAATTCTAGGTTTAGGATCTCCCTTCTCTTCTGCCTCTTTTACGTCAGCCTTATACTGTACAATGGCATACAGGAATTCTTTATTGTTTACATAATGTTCAGATCTCTTTCGAGTTTTACCTTTTGCGGGCATTTATATTACCTCTTTTGTTAGTTTAAGTATACCATAAAACCAGACGCTTGACAAGTCTATGAAATAGATGTACAATAGCTCTGTCAGAGCGCAAGAGCAATTTAGCTGCTTAGCTTTGCTCAGAGCCTTTCTTAAATAGCTTCTCAAGATTCTCTCTGGCCTTCTCGACTGAGATTACATATCCCATTTTCTTTGTCACTTTAATCTTTTCAGATGAACCTCCTTGAAGGTTTGTCATAATAAATCTTTGATAATAGGCGACGACCTCGGAGTCTTCCCTTGCCTCGACTACGGTTATGACCTTATCCATAGGTATGATGATTATACCCTCTGCTGGCATACTTCTCAACCATGGCATCATTCTGAGTCCTTCGTGAGATCCATTCATACTAACTGTTTCGATTTCCACAGGATCACTAATAATCAAAACCGTGCGACCATTTTCTTCAGAAGGCATAACCTCTCCAAAGATCTCCTCGCCTGATACTAATTTAACTGATGCGTAGAATTCTTCTTCCATCTTATTTTAGTTTGATGTGGGACAGTTCATAATTAAAATCTTCTTCTTTATATATTTTGATTCTTTCTATCAGATGATTCAAAGTGTAATTCTTTTTGGAATTAAATGTAATATCATCTGCTATGTCATATAACATTGCATGGGTTTTGTCCTTAGATTTTCTTAGAACCCTACCAATGCTTTGTAAATTGCGTATTCTACTTTTGCTAGGAGATGCAAAGATGACGTTATGTAAGGCCTTAATGTTAATTCCTGTAGAAAAAGTACCATAAGACGCAACAATGATTGCATTTGATTCTTTCTCCGTTATGGATCTAACCTGTTCTCGCTCTTCTCCGTCCACTCCACCGTGTACATAAAATACTTTCCTACCATTCTCTACGTTATTATTTATTAAGTTGTATAATGGTTCGCCATGAGCTTCAACTCTACTGTATAGGACTAGGGTGTTACCTTTTAGAGTCAAAGTGAGGTTCTTGATGAACTCATTTCTCCTTTCATGTTCTATGATATAGTTCATTTCTTCTCTATATTCATCAAACGGGCGTGGTTCGTGTTTCAGTAGTATAATCCGTATAGATAACTTTGCCAGTTGTCCTTTGGCCTGTAGTTCTGATGTCTTTGTAACTTTGTAAGACGGCCCAAATAGTCCTTCTAGAACCCATTTATGGGTCTGTGTGCCACTCAATGTACCAGTAAAACCATATCTATATTTTGTATCTCTCATCTTTGACATGATATTGATAAGAGACTTGGATTTGAATTGATGTGCCTCATCTCCTACAATTACATCAAACTGAGAGAACCATTGTCTATCCATCTTGTAGATAGATTGCCAAGTTGATATTGTTACACGTTGTTGTGCGTTCTTATTTCTACCAGAATATACTCTATGACAGTATTTTTCTACATCCCAACCATAATCAGTAAAGTCTTTGTACATCTGTTCTACGAGAGATGTAGTTGGAACTACAAGTAATATTCTTCTCTTCCTACCTACATGGTAACGTGTCACAGCATAGATCATCAGTGACTTGCCTGATCCAGTGGGAGATATAATTAGTCTTCTATTGTTTCTAAGTGCATCAAATACACCATCTATCTGATAATCTCTAGGTTTAAAACTAGAAATTGCAGTCATATAATCCTTTACACCTTCTAGTGATATCTCTTCATTCTCTTCAAAAGGAGTTCCGTATGTATCATTGTCCAAGAATCTCACACCGTAGTTGGCTTTCTTTGCCCATGATACTATCTTATCCAGTAATCCCACATACACTTCACCTGTAGCAGTGGAAAACAATCTTATCTTTCCATCCCAATGTCTATTCCTGTATTGTGGCATGAATTTTGCGCCAGGAACATCAAAAGTAAAGTAATCCGATAGTTCTTGCTGAACGTGAGGTTCTGCATCTACTACAAGATGTACTTCATTCTTTTTAGAGATGGTAAGATCACTCATAATCCATTCGTAAATCTTTGCCATTCAATGGCATTTTTGATTTGATATGTTCTATTCGATATGATCTTAAGAATACTCTCAAGATAATCTAACATGATCTGATAATATTCTATCTTTGCAGTGCATTTGATGAGATCAGCGTCTGCATCAAAGTATTTGTCTAAGTCTGCCTTTAAAACTTTATAGTCAAACGGTTTTTCTGCATACACCTCTGGTGATGCCTTGCCACTATAATATATCCACTTCTCTTTTTTTAGGATTTTAAATTGTGTCTCCTGAGCTTTCTGTAATGTCAGGATATTATTGTAAATTTTATAATACTTTGCGTGTAAGGCTGGTACTTTTATAGATTCTGAGTGCAATAATTCTTGATCTATTACCGAATCCTTATCCCAAAGTTCTTGTATGAACTCAAGATTCATCCTTAATTAAAGTCTCCACATTAAAAATAGTATATTTAAAGGTTGCTGTCGCCATAATATAATTTATATCAGTTGTATTGGCTGAAAATGGAACAGATGTCAAAGATACTGGGAACATATCCCTAAAAAATATCTTGGCAATAGCATTAAAACTACTGTTATATACTATAAGTGTACCATCAGATCGGGAATTTAGCAACACATCTTCTTGGTTTGGATCTAAAGAAATAGCTTCACCAAGGGTCTCAGGATATCCGAGAGATCTCATCCATCTTTCGATCTGTAGATAGTTTTCTAAATTCTCATCTATAAAAAATTCTATATCCAAATCACCATAGGTCAACTTATCGCCAGGCACAGGAATATCTCTCAAGTAAGTAGTCTGAACAGCTACTCCAAGATCAATATTTGGTATTGAAACTGACTGTGAAAAGAAATCTACCTTTGGTGCTTTAGCCAAAGAGAATTTGAATCCAGCAGGCGAGAGAAAATTCCTATTCTTAATTTGCCTGTCAAAGGCATTATTGAAATCTGGCATAGGATTTTTTAATTATTTAGCAGTCTTTAGACATGTCTTCTGCCATGTTACCACCTATATCAGCGCCCTGATTACCACCAAACATAGCCACCCAGCCAGCAGCGACCCAACCAACAAAGGGAATAGTACTAAGAGTAGGAGCAGCAGCTGCACCAACTGAAGTACCCACAAGTCTTCCTGTACCTTCTGCTGATCCAATTGCTTTGATACAGGCTTCACTTTTTCGAGCGGCAGTTATCTCATCTGATTGATCTTGTGTCAATCCAGGCCTTCCGTCTAACCATGAACGAGTATTAGACACTGCACCACCCTGATTGGTCTTACCATCCATGAAGTATTCTTCTGCAATCTTAGTAGTATTGTTTGCCAGTCCTAAGAATCCACCTTTCTTCTTGATGTCCTTAGTAATGTATGCAGTCTTAGGATCGTTTGCTTTATATGAAATAGCATATCCATCGTCTGACACACTTACTTTATATGATGTGTAAGGCCCTACGGGTAAATCTACTGATGGTAGTGGTGCTTCTTTTTCTCTTGTGGCAATATATCCAATCATTCCGATATGTGACACAGCAAAGAGACTGCCAACAATTCCAACAGAAATCCATTTTAACTTATTCATAATTCTCATACTGTACTGTCTATTATATAGGCATAAAAAAAGAGACCCATTTGGGTCTCTTGTAGGATTGTAATTATCTGAATTACATTAGGTTTGCAACCTTTACTCTTCTGTAGTAACGGTTTGAGTTGGATAGAAGTCT